GCCCAATGACCCGGTAGCATCGGCATAGTTGCATTTACGAAATGATGACCCATACGAGGCATCGGCATTGGTGTTAACTTAGGTTTGTTATATCTGTCAATAATTAGAGTGTTTTGGTTACCAGTAGCATACTCAGTGTGCGCCATGTCAGGACTATTGCCGCTTACTTCAGCATGGTCACGTAAACGACGTGCTGCGAAGAAGCGAGTGCTACCTGCTGGAATGTAATATGATGGTGATATGTTGATAGTTGACGTGCCTAAGTTGTCTGTTATGAATTGGTCAAAGTCAATGTCCCCTACTACTCCTGTGAATGTAGCACCGCTGATACCAGTGTAAGATAACACTACACTATCTGTAGTGGTAGCAAGACGTAAGAATCGCCTATTATCACTACGCTCCTTTGTAGCAAAATCAGCATTAAAGATACTTGCTGTTATAGTAGCCGATGCAGTTAATGTACCACTGGTATAGTTTGAAACGGTTAGTGATTGAGTCAGTATACCGTCATTAGTATCGTCAGTTGGATGAGAATAAGTGTTACTGTATCTTTCAGTATGAGAGTGTCCCATCTTAGTAACATGGAAGAATAAAGTACGGTCATGTAACTCATAAGAAGAAGATAGTGTTTTATCTCCTCCTACTGAGCGCCACCCTACTTTAGTGCTATCAGGCTTAACTATACCTTTGTCTTGCCAGCCGTCTTCTAGTTTAAGCGGTAAAATACCTGTTGAGACATGCTCCCATCCTACTTCATTCATGG